CATCTTGTGAAAGATTATGACGTTGACATATCTGTAAGTCATGAAACAGAGGAATTTGAACTTGTTGAAGGTGCAATGACCGACATAAAAAAACATAAACATGAGTACAAAGGGCGTAAAAAAATAACAATTCATAACGGATTAAAAGTCGGAGAAGGTGTGCTACTAATAAGGCAGCAGGCAGGTCAGAAATTTATTGTATTGGACAGGATAGATAATCCACAGACTGAAGGTGAGTGGTTATGATACCAAAAATTAAAACAAGTGCAGACATAACAGTAAAAGAATTGCCATCAAAAACACACAGGATGGAACTGTATGAAGGTGATTATATTCTCGGATTCGTTGATAGTCTGAAGGCTATGGAACAGGCAATTTATAAGATTTTACGAACAGAACGTTATAAATATATCATATATTCCTGGAACTATGGGATCGAGCTTGAGGATCTGTTTGGGATGCCTGTTGAATACTGTGTCGTAGAACTGGAGCGTCGAATATCAGAGGCACTGTTACAGGATAACAGGATAACAGCAGTCAATGGATTTGAATTTGATACTGAAAGCGAGAGAGGAACAGTTCTGATTAAGAAGTTCATTACAGAAACAGTATTTGGAGAAATTCAGATTAATGATGGACTGTCAGTGACAATAATCTAGGAAAGGAGGTAGATATATGTTTGAGGTAATGACTTATGAACAGATAATGGAACGGATGCTTGCAAGGATTCCGAACAGCTTGGATAAACGGGAAGGCTCTGTAATATGGGATGCTCTAGCTCCAGCGGCAATGGAGCTGGAAAGCCTTTATTTCGTTCTTCAGGATTTCATAAAGGAAACTTTCGGAGATACGGCCAGCAGACCTAACTTAATAAGAAGGGCAAGTGAAAGAGGGATAACTCCATACAAAGCAAGCAGGGCAGTATTAAAAGGTGTTTTCGACATAGAAATACCGCTGGGTAGCAGATTTAATTTGGATGAGCTGAACTACACAGTTACGAAATTCATACAGCACAATACTGGTACAAATCTGTATGAGTATCAGGTTGAATGCGAAACTCCTGGAAGAGACGGAGGAAGAAAAACAGGAAATATAATCCCGATTGATTATATTAACGGATTAGGACGTGCTGAAATAACAGAGCTTTTAATTCCCGGGCAGGACGAAGAAGAAACTGAAAAACTGAGACAGCGGTACTTTGACAGTTTTAACATGAAGGCATATGGAGGAAACATTTCTGACTATAAACTTAAAGTGCATGAAATTGAAGGTGTGGGAGCTGTTAAAGTAACTCCGGTATGGAATGGTGGTGGAACAGTTCTGCTGACTATACTTGACAGCAACTTTAATCAGGCAAGCCCTACTCTGATTAAAAAAGTACAGGACACAATGGATCCGACAAAAGATGCTAGAGGTCTCGGGGTTGCACCGATAGGGCATATTGTTACAGTGCAAGGAACAAGCAATGTTGCAATTAACATCCATACAAACATCACTTTCGAGCCTAATTTTTCATGGACTCTCGTAAAATTAAAAGTTGAGGAAGTAGTAAAGAACTACTTACTGGAACTGAGAAAAACATGGGCTCTGAAAAACGAAAAAGTAAGTAATAATTTGGTTGTAAGGGTGTCTCGTATAGAAGCTAAAATACTCGACATAAACGGAATTTTGGATATACAGAACACAACAATAAACGGAAGTACTAACAATCTACAATTAACTGAGTATCAAATTCCTGTGTGGGGAGGTATTACAGTATGATGATTTTAGAAAATATTAACGTCAACCTGCTGTCATACCTCCCTCAGTTTATGCAGGAGTACAGAGAAATAAAGAACATAATGGCAAGTGAGGAACCTGAACTGAGGTTATTGTGGGAACTGCTTAGAAAAGTGTTTAATAATCAGTTTATACAGTACTGTGACGAGGATGGAATAAGCAAGTTTGAGGAAATGTTGGGATTACACAGGTATGAAAACGACACGTTAGAGATTAGGATTTTTAGGGTTTTAACTTATTGGAACGACCAAATCCCTTACACATGGAGAGTTTTAGTAAATAGAATGGATCAGTTGTGTGGTGCTGGAAACTACGAACTGAGGCCTAATTTTAACGTATATGAACTAGGAATTACTACTAAGTTTGATGATGCGAAAAAATATGATGAGCTAAATAATATGCTCAAGACAATACTGCCTGCAAACTTAGGATTTAACAGCGTTAATATTCTTACTCCGAAAGTTGTTAATACGCTGTATGTTTCTGTCGGAGCTGTGACCAATATAAATACATTGATTGAGATAGGAGGATAGAAATGGCAAGTATAAAAAGAACAGGAATAACTGACAAGGGAAAAGATTTGATAACTAGAGAAATCGCGGGAATAACAGAGCTGACATTTACGAAGATATCTGCATCAAGTAATAAGCTGGCCGATACAGTAAACCTCGAAACACTTATTAATATTGATGGAATAAAACAGACAGTAAATGTCAGTAAAGTTGAGAAAATAGGGACATCACAGATTAAAGTGACCGCCACGTTCAACAACTCAGGACTTATGAACGGGTACAGTATGGAAACTTTGGGAATCTATGCAAAGGATACAGCAGGAACAGAAGTTCTTTTTGCGGTTACCGTTGCAGGTACTGCTGACTTCATGCCTGCAACAAACGGAATTAATTTGAGTACAGTGACAGTGGAACTTATATTTAATTTAAGCAATACTGATAATATTTCTTTGTCTATTGATACTTCTGCACTTGTGACTGTAGGGATGTTCAATTCTTTTAAGTCGGAAGTGAATAAAGATTATGTAAAATACACCGACCTTGCTGAAGAAAATAAGGCAGGGATAATTACATATGCAAAAATTAAAGAGATTGCACCAAAACCTGACTTGTCGCCTTATATTCCATTTAGTAAAGGGTATAGGGTAGATAATAATGTTGATTGGGTTTTAAGGGCAAATAAAAGTGAGACATGGATGCCACACCAGGCACTTATGTTCAACGAAAATGGAGATTATACAGGAACATTTCATACAAATGGAGGTAAAGCTTATTTCAAAGTACCGAACAGGAATGGCGGAAACTGGTGCGAAATAATGGATAATTACGACATGGCTGCAAGAGATCAGAGAATGGATTCGATTGATTCAAATTTGAATACTGTCTGGAACACTCTGAACAATGACACTGTACGTGATGTAAGGTTAGTTGGCGGAATTGCTCCAATTGTTGCTCACGCAAATCAGGCAACAGAAAGAGGTGGCTATGTGGTTACTGGAGTAATCAATTTTAACTCAGATCATATTATTGATCACGTGCAAATGAGAGCGTTCCAAATAAGACGTGGCGGTGGAAATGGAAGCAACTGGTACAATGTTCCGTTTGGATAGAAATCAGGAGGTAAAAAATGAAATTTACAGTAGAAAGAACAGAAATAAAACAGTTTGAAGACGGCATGAAATATATCGCTATCTTTGATAAAGATAATAAAGACTGGTATGAGGAACTGAAAAAGTTTGATAAAGATACTTTAAAAGTTATGTACAACAAAGATACTCATTTAGTGTTAAGTACAAATAAAGATGTCAGCATGATAGCACCAACGATGGCGGGAGACGTAGTGGAAGAAATGGAATATCAGGAAGTTGAAGTTGCTCCTGACAACTATTTTGTTAATGGTAAAATTGTAAAATTAAAGGAATGCGAAACAATAAAAGACGGAAAGATAGTATTTGACAGAGAAAAACGGATAGAACAGATTAAAAAGGAACTCTATGGGCTAAGACTGGAATATGACGTAGCTCCGTTTGAGTTTGAAGTAAACGGTGTTAAATACTTGCAGAACAACAGGAGTATAGACCAGTCAAATCTGACAAGAATAGTTGTTATGTGTCAGGCGATGAAAAAGACAGAGTTTGAAAACTGGAAATTCTACACAAAAGACGGTAGTGAAAAGTACGTGAATCTGACATTGCAGGACATGATGAAAATGGCAAATATAATGCAAGCTCATACAACAAAAGCTATGGCTACGGAAACTCTATTGTCACACAACTTGGAAAATTTAACTGATAAAGAGCTTAAAGAATATGATGCTAAAGACAGATACGAAAAAGCTTACAAAAATATGTAGGTTAATCGTGTTAAAATCTCACGATTAATCTCACGAATAAAGGAGGTATTTATGCAACTCGAAAAAGACAAGCTGTATATATCATTTCATAAGCCCCGCGGTGTAGTGGGGTTTTTAATTTCCGCCTGGACGCTAGGTGAATATAGCCATTGTGAATTTGTGTATAATGGAAATATATATCTAGCAAATCCAGGGGGAGTCAGGGATGGAAAATTTAAATATAAGAAAAATATAGATTTATTTGAGTTAGATAATAATATATGGGCATCTGATGTGATAGACTTTTTTAATGCTAACAAGGGTAAAGGGTATGACTATAAAGCAATAGTTGGAAGTCAATTTGCATGGTTTCTTAATGCTCAGGACAATGAGAAATTCTTCTGTAGCGAGTTCTGTCTAAATGCTATTGATTACGCATTACAATTCACATTGACATACAAAGGACAAACATTGGAGAAGAAAGGATATCATAAATTTAATCCAACACGTTTGTTTAAATATCTAAAAAAAATGGAATTAATAAAAGAAAAGGAAGTGTTATAAATGAATATAGAAAAACTTATATGTACAGAAATTGAATTTGATAACAAAAAATACAAAGTGATTGGGGTGAATTTTGAAAAAGATAACATAATACTGAATGTAGAAGAAATAAAAGAAGAGAAAACAACTGAAAATGAAGGTATAAAACCTGTTTATTCTTTCAGTCAGACAAGCTTAGATAAAATGTTAAAAGTACATCCGAAACTTGTTGAGGTCATGAAAGAAGCTATTAAAAACAGTCCATTTGATTTTAGAATTACAGACGGAGCTAGAACAGCAGAGGAACAATTTGCTTTGTATCAAAAAGGCAGAACTAAACCTGGTCCGAAAGTTACAAATTGTGATGGTTACAAGTCAAAATCTAACCATCAAATTAAATCAGACGGCTTTGGCCATGCTGTCGACATTTTCCCTTGCGGGACAATAGAAAATGGAGTTTACAGGAAGTTTACAGCAGATGAAGGATATGACGATAAGAAATTAAAAATTATATCTGAGCATATCTTAAAGATAGCGAAAGAAAAAGGAGTAAATGTTGAGTGGGGTGGAAACTGGAAAATGCACGATACACCTCACTTTGAAATAAAATAAAACTTGTATATTTAGCCTACACGGAAAAGCTCATTTGACAGAATAAAATTCAAATTTGAGCCTGTCAGATGGCTTAAAATATAAAATAAAAGAGAGGATGATGTAAAATGACAGAAGCAATGGTAAAAATGTATGTTATCAACAAAATAGGAGAACTTGCAAAAACTTCAATATACAGAAGTGAGATAGTAAATGCAGGAAAAGCAGGATTTGAAAAATTTGAGGCTGTTGTAAATAATTTCTGGGATAAGGCAGAGGAATACATTATAAAAGAAAAAGAAATTGATAGAAAATGGATTTCTGATGTCGTAGAAAAATTTGGAGAAGAAGCAATACATAAAGCTGTTAAAATATTAAGAGTGGAACTTGATCCAAGAAAACTTGTACAGGATATATTCAACATTGAAAAGAAAGAAAATCCTGCTGTGCTGTAGCAACTAAGGAGGAAAACTTGTGGGAATTAACTTTAATGAAGTGAAAGCTATTGTTGAGTTAGGTATAATGAGCGTTATAAGCTATATATATATCACACAGCAGAAAAAGCTTTTTGAGCAGCAGGAGAAAGTTATATCAGTCTTAGCAAAACTTGAAAATCAGCTGAATAATGATATGTTGCGAGGGAAAGGATTAGAAATATCTCTCGTACTTAAAATTCAGGATCTGAGATGGAGCATACAAAAAAGAGTTATCAAATACATAAAAAATAATCACATAAAAGAAAATTGGGTTATCATTAACAAAGAAATTGACACATTTTTTAATGTGAAATTGATAGACTTTGAAACGGAAATGCATGATGTAATAGATGATATTACTTTTAAAATAATTTATGATATTCTGAAAAAAGAATTTATTGAGACAAAAAATATTCTCACTAATATTCTCTCAGATTTAAAAGATGATGGAGCTACTGAAAAAGAATTATATGAACGAGCAATAAGAACTGTAGAAGCACATATGCAGACAATAGAAAATGAGCTTGTTGCAAAGATAAAAGAGTTGATAAATTAG